TTAACAGGCACACCAATTACGGTGAGAAAAATATGTATCTAGTAGAAAATCATCATGATGCAATTATCAGCCATGAAGATTTTGAAGCTGTGGAAGCTATTCTCAATCAGAGGGCAAAGGAAAAAGGAATCGAAAAGCGCAACAGTAAATATCTAAACCGTTATTCTTTTTCCGGTAAGATTATTTGCTCGGAATGTGGCAGTACCTTTAAAAGACGGATTCATTCATCTGGAAGAAGAGAGTACATTGCTTGGTGCTGTAGTAAGCATATAAGCCATATAACGGAATGTTCCATGCAGTTCATACGAGATGAAGATATAAAGACTGCATTTGTTACGATGATGAATAAACTCATTTTTGGTCACAAGTTCATATTAAGACCACTTTTGAATGGGCTACGGAGCCAGAATAATGCAGCGAGTTTTCGTAGAATCGAAGAGTTGGAAACCAAGATTGAAAACAACATGGAGCAAAGTCAGATGCTGACGGGCTTAATGGCCAAAGGATATCTGGAACCTGCTCTGTTTAATAAAGAAAAGAATTCATTGGAAGCAGAAAGAGAAAGTCTTTTTGCGGAAAAGGAACAACTTACCCATTCTGTCAACGGAAATTTTACAAAAGTAGAGGAAGTTGACCGACTGCTTAAGTTTACGACTAAGTCCAAAATGCTCACAGCCTATGAGGATGAGCTGTTTGAAAATTATGTAGAGAAGATTATTGTCTTTTCACGGGAGGTAGTTGGGTTTGTATTAAAATGTGGAATCACACTGAAAGAAAGGTTGGTGAATTAGATGGGTCACACACCCTTTGGATATAGAATTGAAGATGGAAAGGCTGTTGTAGATGATATAGCAGCAGAACAAGTAAAAGAGTTATTTTCAGGTTACTTGTCAGGATTATCCTTGAAGAATGCTGCAATAAAAGCTGGGATAGATTGCTACCATGCCACAGTAAGTAGGATGCTACAGAACAAGCAATACCTTGGAGACGAATTCTATCCTCCAATTATTGATGAGGAGATATTTGAAAAAGCAAGATTAGAAAAACAAAAGCGAGCAGAAAAACTCGGAAGGATATGGGAGCCTAAAGATGTATCAAAAACGGATTATCCTGTAAAGTTCAAAGCAAAACCTCTGGTACAAAAATATGACGATCCATATAAGCAGGCAGAATATGCTTACAGTTTAATAGAAAGTGAGGTGTAACCAGTGGCAGTAAGTAGGAATGTAACAGTAATTCCAGCAATTAAACGAATCGGAAATAATAAAAATAGTGAGAGTAAACCCAAAATACGAGTGGCGGCTTACTGCCGAGTTTCAACGGATAGTGAGGAGCAGGCCTCAAGTTACGAAATTCAGATTGAGCATTATACAAACTATATTAAGAGGAACAAGGAGTGGGATTTAGCAGGTATTTTTGCGGATGATGGCATCACTGGTACCAATACGAAAAAGCGTGATGAATTTAACCGAATGATCGAGGAGTGTATGGCAGGCAATATTGACATGATTATCACAAAATCAATCAGCCGATTTGCCAGAAACACGTTGGATTGCCTTAAGTATATCCGTCAGTTAAAGGATAAAAACATAGCGGTATTCTTCGAGAAAGAGAATATCAACACCATGGATTCTAAGGGTGAAGTTTTACTGACTATCATGGCATCCCTTGCCCAGCAAGAAAGCCAATCCCTAAGCCAGAACGTTAAGCTGGGTATTCAGTATCGATACCAGCAAGGTGAAGTTCAGGTAAACCACAAGCGTTTCCTTGGTTACACCAAGGATGAAAACAAGCAATTAGTGATTGATCCAGAGGGTGCTAAAGTTGTTAAACGGATTTATAGGGAGTACCTAGAGGGAGCCAGCCTTTTGCAGATAGCAAGAGGACTAGAAGCAGACAGTATTCTAACAGCGGCAGGCAAAGCCAAATGGAGACCAGAAACACTGAAAAAGATACTGCAGAATGAAAAGTACATCGGTGATGCCCTTCTACAAAAAACATATACGGTTGATTTCCTTTCTAAAAAGCGAGTCAAGAATAACGGCATTGTTCCCCAGTATTATGTAGAAAATAGCCACGAGCCAATCATTCCACGCGAGCTTTTTATGCAGGTTCAAGAAGAGATGGTTCGAAGAGCTAACCTTCGTAGCGGAAAAGGCGGTAAAAAGAGAGTCTACAGCAGTAAGTATGCTTTATCGAGTATAGTTTACTGCGGACAGTGCGGTGATATTTACCGACGAGTACATTGGAATAACCGAGGTTACAAGTCTATTGTTTGGAGATGTGTTAGTCGTTTAGAGGAAAAAGGCTCTGAATGTACGGCACCTACCATAAACGAGGAAACATTACAGGCAGCAGTGGTTAAGGCTATTAACGAACTTTTGACTAACAAAGAGCCCTTCATCCAGGCGTTGCAGAAAAACATAACTACTATACTTAGTGAAGAAAATGATAATACCACCGATGATATTGATAGAAAATTGGAAGAGTTACAACAACAGCTCCTTATACAAGCAAAATCAAAAAATGACTATGAAGATGTGGCTGACGAAATTTATCGACTTCGGGAGTTAAAGCAAAATGCACTTGTAGAGAATGCAGATCGAGAAGGGAAAAGGCAACGAATCGCTGAAATGAGTAATTTCTTTAATGAGCAATCCTGCGAGTTGGAGGAGTATGATGAGCAATTAGTAAGGCGGCTAATTGAAAAAGTTACGGTATTTCATGATAAGTTCGCCGTTGTATTCAAATCAGGAGTCGAGATTGATGTAGAAGGGTAATCTTTAGAAAGAGAACAGAAGAATTATATTGGATTTTTAAAGATAATATGATATAATAAAACGACTTGGAGGTGGAAGAATGTATAACTTTTCTTGCTAATTATATGATGCATAATAAGATATTTAAAGAAACGGCTATAGAACCGTTTGTTTTGTTATGCAAATTGCAAGAAAGTTAAGTATTCTACACTCAATAATACATTACAGTAACCTTATGTTATGTATAACAAAAGGTAATAATAGTATTTGTTTTTGAGCCGTAAGAATTTACTTTCTTGCGGCTTTTAATATTTGTAAAAGAAAGGAAGATAAACGTGATAGACAATGATACTATGTCATTCATGACAAAATCCTTGCAGAGTTGGATAACATTATAGAGTAATTAATGCCGAAAACCGACTTTGCTTATAGAATTTTTATAATGTAAAGGAGGAAGAAATATATGTCCTTAATAAATGTTTCAAATCTAACTTTTTCATATGAAGGAAGTTATGACAATATTTTTGAAAATGTAAGTTTTCAGATAGATACAGATTGGAAACTCGGTTTTATTGGAAGAAACGGACGAGGTAAAACTACTTTCTTATATTTACTGCTTGGCAAATATGCGTATTCCGGCAATATAAGTTCTACAGTTAAGTTTGAGTATTTTCCTTATGATGTGGAAGATAAGAGTCTATATACAATTGAAGTAATGAAGAGTATTTGTACGGAATGTATGGATTGGGAGATTTTTCGTGAAATATCATTGCTTGATGTTCAAGAAGATGCTTTATATCGTCCGTTTAATACATTGTCAAATGGTGAGCAAACAAAGGTCCTTCTTGCAGCTTTATTCCTTACAGCGAGTTGTTTCCTGCTTATTGATGAACCTACAAACCATCTTGACATCGATGCACGTAATGTAGTGCAAAACTACCTGAAAAGCAAGAAAGGATTTATTTTGGTATCTCATGATAGAAGCCTACTCGATCAATGCGTGGACCACATATTATCTATTAATAAAACGAATATCGAAATCCAAAAAGGAAACTTTACTAGTTGGTGGGAGAACAAAAGCTTACAAGACAATTATGAATTAGCGGAAAACAAAAAACTTCTTAATGAAATCGGACGGCTATCTTCAGCGGCAAGACGTAGTTCAAATTGGGCAAATAAAGTAGAAAAAAGCAAATATGGTAAGACAAACTCTGGTTCAAAATTGGATAGGGGATATGTTGGACATAAGTCAGCAAAAGCAATGAAACGTGCCAAGAGTATTGAGTCAAGACAGAAGAAGGCTATTGAGCAAAAATCCGAACTGCTTCATAACATTGAGCAATATGATGACTTAAAGATTTCAACACTTGGTTACCACAAAGAGTGCCTGATAGAAGCAAAAGATTTATCTTTGTTTTATGGAGATAAAGAAATATGTAGAGATCTTAATTTCAGGATCAATATTGGCGACAGAGTTGCGATTGTCGGGAAAAACGGAAGCGGGAAGTCGAGCATCTTAAAACTGATCAATGGAGAGAACATTACACATACTGGCAATCTAATGTTGGGTAGCGGATTGAAAACCTCCTATATTTCTCAAGATACATCATTTTTGAAAGGTAATCTGACTGAGTTTGCCTATAACAGTGGGATTGATGAAACTTTATTTAAAACAATCCTTCGTAAGCTGGATTTTAGCAGAGTTCAGTTTGACAAAAACATGGAGGATTATAGCGACGGGCAGAAAAAGAAAGTGCTGATTGCTAAAAGTCTTTGTGAAAGCGCCCATCTTTATATATGGGATGAACCTTTGAATTATATTGATATTTTTTCACGTATTCAAATTGAAAATGCGATCTTGGAATATTGTCCAAACCTATTGTTTGTGGAGCATGATGATACTTTTTGCAGCAAAATTTCTACGAAAAATATTAATTTAGGTTTGTGGAGATTTTGAGTTACCACAATAACTAAAAGATATTTACATGAAAGGGTGAAGAAATGTTAAAACAAAAAGAATTAATTGCAAACGTTAAGAATCTTACTGAGTCAGATGAACGAATTACAGCTTGTATGATGTATGGATCGTTTACCAAAGGAGAAGGTGACCAATACTCTGATATAGAGTTCTATATATTTTTGAAAGATAGTATAACCTCGAACTTTGATTCATCCAACTGGTTGTTTGACGTAGCTCCGTACTTGATGCTTTATAAAAATGAGTACGGAACAGAGGTAGTTATTTTTGATAATCTTATACGTGGGGAATTTCATTTCCTTTCTGAAAAAGATATGAACATAATCCCCTCGTTTAAAGATTCAGGTTATATTCCTGATACGAAGGCTATGCTTATTTATGATGAAACAGGGCAATTAGAAAATTATTTATCAGAGATAAGTGGTGCAAGACCAAATAGACTTACTGAAGAAAATGCTAATTTTTTGTTGTGTAATTTCTCTAATCTATGGTTGATGGGAATCAACGTTCTAAAAAGAGGAGAATATGCTCGTTCATTAGAACTCTTATCACAACTTCAAAAAAATACACTACAACTTATACGTATGGCAGAAAAAAATGCTGATAATTGGCTAAACATGAGTAAAAACCTTGAAAAAGAAATTAGCCTTGAAAATTATAAAAAATTTGCAAAGACCACTGCTCGATTAGATAAGGTAGAATTATTTGAAGCCTATAAAAATTCTTTGCTATTAGTTATGGATTTGCAAAGTCACCTTATTGAACAATACAACTTAAAAGTTACACATGACATTTTAGAAAGATTGTTGAATTACATTAGTGAATAG